GATGAGTCGCCAGAAGCGCAGATGATGCGCGCTCAAATGAACGACATGGCGAACCAGATGGAGCAGACTGCGGCGCTCGTGCAACAGTTGCAGCAAAGTTACGATATGCAGAAGCTGGCGATTGATGAGCAGAACACGCAGATCAAGGCGTATGACGCTGAGACAAAACGTCTTCAAGCCATGCAAAGCGGCCTGTCACCTGAACAGATCCAAGACATTGTGATGGGAACTGTTGCGGCGGCAATGGACACAGGCGACATCGTGCCTAGATCGACGCCTATGCAACCTCAATTACCAGGATTAGAATAATGAGCTGCGCGGATCTAATAGGACACCTGTTTTTAGCCCGCGATGTGACGCATAGCGTGCATTTAAACACGCGATCATATGCGAAACATAAAGCTCTGGGTAAGTTTTATGAGAATATCATCGGTCTAGCCGACGATTTAGCCGAAGCCTATCAAGGCAGACACGGCCTAATCGGGCCAATTACGCTTCATTCAGCCAAAAAAACCAACAATGTCGTTGAGTTTCTTGAAGATTCGCTAAAAGACGTTGAAGATATGCGGTATAAGGTCTGTGACAAGGACGATACGGCGATTCAGAACATTATCGACGGTATCGTAGACTTATACCTATCAACACTGTATAAATTGAAATTCCTAGCGTGAGGAAATCATGGCATATGCTCTAAATCTTACGGCCACTTCGCAAGTTAAAATAGGGCTTGCCAAGGTTAAAGGCGTTTTTGTTAGCTCCGGCTCATCGCCAACCATCGCAGTTTACGATTCAGCGACGGCTTCGACTTCAGATCCTGTTGTTATCTCGACTTTTACGAGCGCAGTTCCAAACAATTATCTGTTTGCGCCTGAAGGTGTCACGTTAAGCAAGGGTCTTTATGTTGTCTTAGGCGGCACAAATCCGAATGTGACGATCTTCTACGAGTGACCTAAATGGCCTTTATTTATAATCTTAGTGACACATGGAATGATGCTGCAACTACATGGAACGGCATTAAATTAGCCGTTACCAACACGGCGTCCAGTGCGTCATCTAATTTGCTGAATCTGACGGTTACAGGGGCCACAACGGCCTCTTTTGTCGTTGATAAAAGCGGTAATTTAGCCCTAAACGGCACTGTCAATAAGATTACGATGACGGCTCCGGCCACTGGCGCGACGCTAACGCTGGCGGACAACTCAACATTCATTACTTCTGGCGCTTATTCGAGCACCTTCACGTTCACCGGCACGACCACGCTGACGTTCCCAACGAGTGGCACGGTCACAGCGCTCGGCAACACGACAACTGGCTCTGGCGCTATCGTATTGGCGTCCTCACCGACGCTTATCACCCCTGCGCTTGGCACACCGTCGTCGGCTACGCTGACAAATGCTACTGGTTTGCCGATCTCCACGGGTGTAAGTGGTCTTGGCACAGGCGTCTCGACGGCCCTGGCTGTTAATGTTGGCTCTGCGGGCGCTTTCGTTGTTAATGGCGGCGCGTTAGGCACGCCATCGTCAGGAACTCTGACAAATGCGACGGGATTACCTATTAGCACAGGCGTTAGCGGCCTTGGGACAGGTATTGCGACGTTCTTGGCGACGCCATCATCGGCGAATCTCGCATCGGCTGTCACGGATGAGACGGGATCTGGGCCTCTAGTATTTGCTACCAGCCCAACCTTTACGTCTCAGGTCACATTTGGCACGGCCAGTTCGACACGCGGCACACTGGTTCTTGCTAATACAAGCGCCAATACTGTTACGCTGCAATCGTCTAACTCTACCGCAGCTAATTACACGCTGACCTTCCCAGCGGCTGCGCCTGTCAACGGTTACTATCTCCAGACTGACACGAACGGCGTTCTGTCATGGGCGGCAGGTGGCGGTGGTGGTGGCGGCTCGCCTGGTGGCTCTAACACGCAGGTTCAGTTTAATGATTCCGCTACTTTTGGCGGCGCGGCGGCGTTTACCTACGACAAAACAACCTACACGCTCGGTCTTGGCGTCGCCTCTACAACGACCGGCACATTTAAACTGTATAATTCAGCCAGCGCTAATGCGGTCAGTTTAAAGTCAGGCAATAACAGCGCCGCTTGGTCGCTGACGCTGCCAACATCGGCGGGAACTAACGGTCAAGCTCTGACAACTGATGGGTCGGGCAACACATCTTGGACGACAATAGCGTCTGGCTTAACTGTTGGCTCAACAGCTATTTCCGGCGGCACGTCTGGCCGCGTTCTTTACGATAATGCTGGCGTCTTAGGTGAATATCCAACAAGCGCAACGACTGTTGCAAGTAGCGTTGTATTAAGAGACGCTAATGTTAACATAACATCAAATGCTTTTTTTGCAGGAACAACAAGCACAGCGGCTACTGGTGGAACAATAACATTAACCGCAGCTTCTACACCAGTTAATGTCGTTACGGGGTCTGGTGGTGAAACATTCACGCTTCCCGATGCAACCACATTGCCATTAGGCGCAATATTTTCATTCAATAATAATCAGACTAGCGGAACTATCGTTGTAAAGAATACTAGCGCAACGACAATTGCGACGTTCCAATCGGGCGCTTACGGAACAATTGTATTAATTGCTAACGGGACATCTTCGGGAACGTGGGAACCTCATTTCCAAGCGCCAGCTAATGTAAGCTGGTCAACAAATACATTAGATTATCCAGGCTCAATTACCTCTGCAACGTGGAACGGTGTTGCGGTTGCTGTAAATCGTGGCGGCACAGGTCTAACGTCCGGCACGTCAGGCGGCGTTCTTTATTACAGTGCTACAGGCACATTAGCGTCATCATCAGCCTTAGCAGCTAATGCTTTAGTTGTTGGCGGCGGCGCAGGAGTAGCGCCTTCTACAACAACAACTGCTTCTGGAATCCTAACATTCCTTGGCACGCCGTCTTCAGCCAATTTAGCCGCTGCTGTAACAGACGAGACTGGCACGGGCGCGCTTGTGTTTGGCACGTCGCCTACGTTCACGACCTCGGCTATTTTCCCGGCTGGCACAGTCAGCGCGCCGGGCATTACGACGACTGGCGATACTAATACGGGTATTTATTTTCCTGCCGCTGACACAATAGCTGTCACCACTAACGGCACGGAAGACATGCGCTTCACGCCGCAAAACAACGTGACGCTAAACAGCGCGACCTTCTCGCCGACCACGCCTATTACCGCCGGAAATATGGCGATGACTGGCACGTTGGCGATGGGTAGCAGCTTCAAGAGAAACCGACTGATAAACGGCAATATGTATATAGCTCAGAGAGCTACATCAGCTACAGTTACGGCGGGAACGGCTGTTCCGACAGCTTCTACGGGGTATCCTTGCGTCGATAGATGGTTTGTTTATAGCACTGGCGCAAACGTCACAGCGGCTCAAGTAGCAGGAACAGGTAGTAATAAAAACCTTCTTCAAATTACAGGTGCGGCTTCTGTTACGGCAGTTGGCGTTGGTCAACGGATCGAACAGCTTAACAGTTATGATTTAGCAGGTCAGACGGCCACACTTTCTGTCGAACTTGCCAATTCCCTTTTGACAACTGTTACGTGGACAGCCAGTTATGCCACAACAGCCGACACATTCGGCACTATCGGCACGCCAACTAAAACACAGATAGCAACCGGCACTTTCACGGTAACTAGCACGCTTACACGCTATACCACGAATATTACCATCCCCGCTGCGGCTACTACCGGCATCGAAATCCTGTTCACTGTCGGCGCTCAGACAAGCGGCACTTGGGACGTGAATAATGTGCAGCTAGAAGTCGGTTCAATATCAACGCCGTATGAGCGGCAGATATATTCCGACCAATTGGCACAGTGTCAACGCTATTATCAGATAACAGCTCAACTTTCTGGCGCAACTCCTTCAGCAACAACTGTGAATGCTTGGGGGACAATATCACCAACCATGAGGGTTGCGCCCACACTTGGGCAAACAGGAGTTTTAAATTTTCAAGGTGATGGCACTAATAACGCAAATCAATCAGCTACGGGGCTAGGGTCAAATTTCTCCACCGCATATGCAATACTTCTTCTAGGAGTACCTAATTTTGCTGGTCTTACTACATCAAGACCCGGAACCTTAGCTGTCCCAGGAAGTAACTCAAATTACATAACAATGTCTGCGGAACTGTCATAATGACCTATACACTTACATTGAATAGCTCAGTTTCACGCGATGCCGACGGTGCAGCTATTCCCGCCGACAAAGCCAACGGCGACTACCAAGCCTATCTAGCTTGGCTTGCTGACGGCAACACGCCTAACCCATACGTCCCGCCACCAGAACCCGCTCCGCTAACGCCGCAAGAAAAACTTGAGGCTGCTGGTTTAACGGTTGACGAATTGAAAGAGCTATTAGGTATATGAAAATAGAACTGACACCGCAGCAATGGACTTACATCCTCAACGTTTTAAGTCAGCGGCCTTACGTTGAAGTAATTGAATTGATTGCAGAGATACAGAAACAGGCCGTTGACGATCAGACGCCTAAAGAGTAATAATACGATTTACCGACTAGCCGGATAGCTAGGTCAGAAAGGAAGTTGCCTTGAGCGACGAAGAACAGGCTGTAGCGGAGATCAGCCCCGCGCCGGAACAGGAAGCCACGGCGGCACCTGAATCTGTTGAGACGACGCCGGAGGAACAACAGTCTACAAAATCGTTCTCTCAAGAAGAGTTGGACGCTATTGTAGGCAAACGCCTCGCAAGAGAACAGCGCAAATGGGAAAGAGATCAAGCCCAACGGCTTGCGGAGCAACAGGCTAGACAGCCGGTCGCACCTCCACCCGCGCCAGATGATTTTGAGAACGCTCAAGCCTATGCGGAAGCATTAGCGGAGCAAAAAGCTCAAGAGCTTCTGGCACGACGAGAGTCCGCAAGACAACAGGCAGCTCTGCTTGACTCATATAAGGATCGTGAAGAGGAAGCCCGCGATAGATACGATGACTTTGAACAAGTCGCGTATAATCCGAACCTCCCAGTAACGGACTATATGGCTCAAGCTATCCAGGCTTCAGACATTGGCCCCGAAGTGATCTATCACTTAGGCTCCAATCCGAAAGAGGCTCAACGGATCGCCAATTTGCCGCCAATTTTGCAGGCAAAGGAGATCGGTAGACTTGAGGCCAAACTGGTCGCAGATCCGCCGACAAAACGCACTTCAACTGCGCCAGCTCCTCTTGCTCCTGTCACGGCTACTCGGTCAAGCTCCGGCCCTAGATTTGATACGACAGACCCACGGTCTACAAAGTCGATGTCAACGTCAGAATGGATTGAAGCCGAACGGTTGCGACAGATCAAGAAATGGGAAGCGCAAAACCGTAGGTAATTAGGTTATGTCAAACTCAATTCTCACTATTGACATGATTACCCGCAAGGCTTTGGAAATCCTCGAAAACTCCTTAGTCTTGACGCGTACTGTCAACCGCCAATATGACGACTCTTTCGCTGTAGAAGGCGCTAAGATTGGCTCGACACTCCGCATCCGTCTTCCCGACCGCGCGTTGGTCACGGACGGCGCTGCCCTTCAGGTTCAGGACGACAACGAGCAATACACCACGCTCACTGTCTCCAGCCAGAAGCACATCGGCGTGAACTTCACGACCGCCGAACTCACGATGCAGTTGGACGACTTCGCTGAACGTGTTCTGAAGCCTCGTATTTCGCAGCTTGCGTCTTCTATCGACGCCGACGTTGCAAACAGCTTCAAATACATCGGCAACTCAGTCGGCACGCCAGGCACCACGCCTGCTACGTCGCTCGTTCTGTTGCAAGCCCAGCAAAAGCTCAACGAGAACGCTGCGGTCATGTCGCCTCGTTATGCCACTGTTAACCCAGCCGCTAACGCTGCGTTGATCGAAGGCATGAAAGGTCTGTTCAACCCTGTTTCAGCTATCTCGAAGCAGTTTAAGAACGGCATGTTTGGTGAAGGCATCCTCGGCTACGACGAGCTGAATATGTCTCAGTCAATCAAGCAGTT